ATATTAATGTATCTTTTTTTTGGCCTAGGGAACACAAGGAGTCCCACGGGACTCATTGGGGAGGATTTACCGGTTCCACGTCTTTGTATCCTTGGAGTAATATCGCTGAGCAAAACGGTCATTCTGATACTCTCCAAACGTGTTGATAGGGTTCCACTCAAGCACGCGTAGAGGCAGTGTGACGTACGTATTTGGGAAGTCATAGGTCTGTTCGGACCAGCCCTTTTTCCACGAGGTTGTTGGCTCTTCGCGGAGGCTGCTCTCCACCTCCGTTTTGTCCGCCAGAACGACCTGCGCTGGGCCGTACCACACGCCCTTCTCGAGCGTCAACGGGCTTATGTCCAGTGTCGGCATTATTATTCTATTCGTATATTTAATTCCCGCCGCGCATTTGAGGACGCTCTGGGAACTTGGAATAGAAGCGATCTGGATCGCACCCGGCGCCGCCCTGGTCGTTACACTTGGCCGAAAATGGTTTGCCATAGGCCGCCTGAGCGAACCCTGTTTGGTCGTTTGGAATCGTTGTTGCAGGCATGGAGTAGAAATTGCGCTCGGCATCACGCTGACGCTCGAACGGGTGAATTTGACTCCATGCGGTCTGGACCTTGTCGCGCACGCTGGGGTACCACGCCGCCGCCGGTCGGTCTGGGTTGTCCACGTAATCACTCAAAAGCACGTTGCCCATAGAATTCTCTGTTGTTGGAAGCGTCACATTCGGTCTGAACAGTGTTGACTGACGAGCATCTCCAATAGTTGACCGAAGAGCTCCACCGTCCTTTATCATATTCGTAGTCCACATGTAGTACAAAATACCGAGTGCTACTCCACCGAGTGCAAAGATGCGAGAGTCGCGGTTAATGAGGTACACAACACACATGGCATATAGAATGAAACGGGTTGTTGCGGAAACACGCTGATCCGCCGTCTGTGTCGCCGTTGGCCAAAAAGTCAGGAGGTCACTCGACTTGAAAACGTCCTTGGGATCCATATACTTCTATTTACGAATATTCTTTTTCTTCTTCCCTGAAGGGGGGAGCCGAGGAGGTGGCGTCCCGCCCCCCGCGCCACCGAGCAGGGCCGCAAACGGATTCCCTGCCCCGCCGCTCATCATCTGACTGAGCATACTGTTGACACCGGCCATCAAAGACGCCTCATCGGGCTGGCCGTTTGGACCAAGTTTCATGTTCTTGGCACAATTCTCGGCAGCCGCCTCAATGGCACTGAGCGTCTCGGGTGGGAACATGCTCAGAGTCGTTGCAATCATGTACAGAGACGAAAGGTATTGCCAAATGGCCTGCCTGGTCGCAGCCGTACAGTCCTCACGCTTCCAAATGGTGTGGAGGTTCAGATTCTTTGCAAACTCATTTTCGTCGCAAAAGAAAGAATCGTCATGGGAAGACATTTGACCGGCCCACGGGGAAATCTGCTTTATAAACGTCTTGCAATCTGGACCCGTCTTATCGGGCTCATCGGGGAACACATTTTTGAGCTCTCCGAGGAACTGAGACATCATCTCATCAAATGCTTTTACAGTGGTCATCCTTTCCAAGTTAAGGACGCAGTCCTTAAGTTGTTTTCCTCGGCCCAAAGTTAAAAAGGCTCCTTCAAAATAGGCCCCGAATCTCCCTGTCCTTGACTTACTATGAAATATACGAGCACGGCAACAAGAAATGCCGGCTTGAAATATTCTGAATTTTTCAATTTCTCTTCATTATTCATCTTTGACCTGACGAGTACATATCCTGCGACGACTGCGGCTGCAATGACGGCGGCGCTCATGGGCTCACGAAAGTACTGATCCATGTTATATTACTAAGTGTGGTTTAATTTCTCAATGCGAGATGGCGCATCTGCAAACAAGGACTCGCCTTCTTCGGTGGGTGCGGGCGTCGCCCCTGGGACGCTTGGGGGTGTCAGCGAGTTGTTGACAGTCACGGCCGTGTCAACACCACCCGGGGTCTTTCCAAACTCCATGTTCCCCGTGTTTTGGGGGAGGGAGCCGATGTTTTCATCGGCTCCCTCGGGTGGCACGTCGTCCGCCAAGTCTGGGACATCCTCGTCTTCACCGGGGTCCTCGTCGTCATGGTCCATGTCCAAGTCGTCACCGGCGGCTGGAAGGGGCAGGTACGTATTGAGAATTTCGGCAGTCGGAATCAAGTCTTCAATGACTTCTCCAATTTTCTTACAAAATCGGGTATACAAAACCTCCTTGCGTTCCTCCTCGGGCTTGTTGTCCACGATGATACTGGGACTCTCGTACAGGTCCTTGGCACATGCCTCGTAACACCGCTGAACAAAGACATCATTTGCCGGAAGCTTGATGCTAATCTTCTTGGACTTTCGGTCCGTTCGGATCGCGCTCAGAATCTTAACATGAATAACAAAGACAGCCGCCAACAGATTGGGAAATAGGGACTGGTTCTTGATGATGGCTTCCGTATTTTTGAGAGAAATTGAAGAGTTCCATGTCTTGACGCCCCGAAGGAGCTCCTGGAACACCCGGGTCGTATTCTTGCCCTGGGACTCCTTTTTGGCCTCGAGCCAAATTTCCCAGAATGCTTCAATCATCACAGGAATCATGGCGTCACAGAGTTTCTTTGTGAACCGGCGCTCAGACTCGTTCAGAAGGTCCATTTTAGTACCAGGTGAGAGTAAAACTTTAACGTTTTTTCGTAATCTTGAGTTTCTCTGCAGTCTTTTTGAGGTTGACGAGACTTGGAAGGTACGTGCCTGGATCCACCTCTTCCTTTTCCATTTCCGTTTCTAAAAGGACAACCTTTGTCCATTGAACACGGATATCCAAGGGTCCGACGAGATTCACAATGTACCCGAGCCGTTGGAGCTGGCGACACATGTACCCGACGGTCGAGGGGAGGTCGTACCTGGGGAACCCAACCACAAACGGAGGGACGGTCAGGATAGCATCCTTGTTCCCGAGTTCTGAAGAGACTCTAATTTTCCTGCAAAATTGCTCAAGAAGAGCACGGTAATACTCTTTTTTAGCATTTTCTCGCTTCTTTTCCGAGGCGACGAGCTGCTTGGCTGACAAAGCCATCTAGTTTAACTGATGAATTTTGGAGAGGAGTGGTTACGCGGCCAGTCCTTCGGACTGCCCCTCAGGACCTTGAGAGACCCGTGGTCTCGACCGGTCCTTTCAGGACCTTGTTTGCAAGTTTGTCTGATTCACAATCATGCCCTGGTTATACGCGGTACTGATATTCGACAGGTTTGGTTGAGGTGGCTGGTTCTTGTACCCCTTGAGCGCCCCCTGAAACTGGGCGTCGAGGTTTTTGACCACGTCAGTCCACGGCTGATACACGTCGGGTTTATACCCAACAGTCGGATCGACCGTTGCCGAGTCACCAATCTTCAGGATATCGACTGACCCGTCAGTGTTCACCTTGGCGTTCACGTCGTACTGGGTACCCAAAAAGTGCTTCGTGTCGAAAAACAGAATACGGGACATGTAGCTCCCATCGGGCTGGATGTTCACAAACAGTGTATCGATGGGTGCCATATCCGGCTTCATAGACTGGACCTTTTCTATAATTGCCTGAACAACCATGGGGGGTACTGGAGCAGTCAGGTTGACATCACCCGCCGCGTACGTTGACGTCTTCCCCTGTCGGCCGTTCCATATGAAAAAGAGTATCATGATGACGAGGATCAGAACCACGAGATCCTTCATTACTTTACACAAACAAAAAAGAGTCGGGGACGGAGAGCTGCGCTCTTCCGTCCCCCCAAAAAAACCGACCTACAATAGATGGCGCTTCTGGTCTATTCGGACAAGTGCAAATATTCACAGGAAATTATAGGCTTCATCAAGACCCAGCCGGCTCTCATCGAGATTGTCAGGTTCCATAACGTGACCACGTCTGGAGTTCCTTCAAAGAAGATTACACGCGTCCCGACCCTGGTCACAAATGAAGGACAAATGTGTGTTGGCGCCGAGGTCAAGGCATGGCTCGAGTCTATGATCCCGACTGAATTTGAATCGTGGGACTGTAGCGGCGGGCTGTGTCAGAACCTCGATGGGACGGACAATCCTGGAATGTTTGAGCTCGACAAATACGGTGAATCTCTTCAGCCAATTTTGACACCTGAACTTGAAGCAAGAATAACTATGAGCGTGACGGACGCGTATCAGTCAAAGAGGCAGGGCTAGAAGACCAGTCGAAGCGGGCTGCGTAGCAGCCCTTCGAGTGTGATAAAGATTTAACGCACTTTGAAATATAATATGTATTTTCGAACAGTTCAGGCATCAGCTCTCAAGTCCGTCTTTGAGGTTCTAAAAGATATAATCAACGACGTGAATGTCTATTTCACCGAGAGGGGTATTCACGTGTTGACGCTGGATACGGCCCGTGTGACCTTGGTTCACATGGACCTGAGTGCTGAAAACTTTGAAGAGTACGATTGTCCCACGGATATCGTGGCCGGTCTGAACATGGCGAACGTGTACAAGCTCCTCAAGTCGGTGAGTGGTCAGGATACCCTGTTTGTTCGCATCGAAGGTCGGGACTATATGGAGATTTTCATAGAAAACCCAGACAAGAAATCTTCGACCAATTTTAAACTGAAATTGCTCGACATCAATGAGGACATCCTCGAGTTTCCGGATATTCACATGAATGTCGTGACGACCTTGCCCGCTATTGACTTTCAACGCATCACGAGAGACATGGGGAACCTCGCGACCGAGATGGACATTATACGGGACGGGAACACTCTTGAACTTAGTTGTCGCGGGGACTTTGCGGATCAAAAGACAGTCATTGAGTTCCCCGAGTCTGTGAAGCGGACCGGAAGCACATTTAGTCTCAAGTACATTAACCTGTTTACCAAGGCGACAAACATGTGTTCGAGCGTTCAGCTCCTCCAGGATTCCGAGAATGAGAACATGCCAATCATTTTTCGGTACACCATTGCAAACCTCGGAGACCTTCGTTTCTACTTGGCACCAAAAATAGAAACTTAAAAATAATAAAGTAACTTTGTATTATGGAGGCCAGGTACGATGAGCGGGTCAAAGCGTGTAAAAATGAAGAAGAGCTCGCTGAATATCTCCTCTCGTGTGTTCCGGTTATCAAGGAATATACGAGCGGAGTAGAAGGGTGTACATCAACAAAAAAGGTTGCTGGTGTACAAATATCATCCCGAAAAGGTGTTCAAAGAAACGATATTTATAAGAAATACCTCAAAGAGGTTGAGGATGGGTACGACGATACACCAAAGGACAGGGACGTTTACGAAACTCCGTGTCGCCAGTGTGGGACCATGTATTCTCGAGTTTTTGACGAGGCTGCATCCGAGGAGATTTGTCAGGAGTGTGGAGCCGTCGAGTACATTCTCGGTGACGAGGTGGGTTTCAAGGAGGAACAGGATCTCGAGAAACACATCATCTATTCGTACAAACGTGAGAATCACTTTAACGAGTGGATTAGTCAATTTCAGGCAAAAGAGTCCACGACCGTCCCCGAAGAGGTTGTGTCCAAATTACGTTCTGAATTTAGAAAACAAAAGGTCAAGGACCTCTCGGAGATTACCCACGAAAAGGTCAAAGGTCTTTTGAAGAAACTCGGGTACGCCAAGTACTATGAACACGTTCCATACATAGCAACTATAGTCAGCGGCATCACCCCTCCAACGATGCCTCAAGAGCTTGAAGACAAACTACGACTCATGTTTCATGCAATTCAAGCACCGTTCGAGAAGCACAAGCCCCTGAATCGTAAAAACTTTTTATCTTATTCATTTGTGCTTTACAAAATGTGTGAACTCCTGGACCACGATGAATATCTCCCGTGTTTTCCTTTACTAAAGAGCCGTGAGAAGTTGTATGTCCAAGACCAAATTTGGGAGAAGATTTGTAATGAACTTCGCTGGGAGTTCATACGTACGACATAATTTTGAGTCCATCCCCTAATACATGGACAGAATGGGTACAGGAGGTGGGTCATCCGTTTGGATCCTCTCAAACTCTAAGGAACCCAATTTGTCTGGGAAATTGATGAGATAGCCCACTTGGAGGCCCAAGAGGGTCAGGTAGTTACGGGTCTGAATTCGGTACGTCTCATTGAGCTTGCTTACCGACTTGAGTTCAATGACTATTCGTCTGTCGATAATAAGATCTGCTCGGACGTGTCCGACATTCTGACCCTGGTAAAACACGGGGACGATGCGTTCCGTCTCGTAGGGGATCTGCATGTCACGCAAGGCCACTTCGAACGCACAGTGGTACACAGACTCAGAGTACCCGGGACCTAAAGAGGACCAAATGTCTTCAGCTATACGATGGAGGCAATTTTCCATTAAAATATAAACACTCGTCTCTTTTAAGGGGAGATGCTTTGGCCCCAACACGTATTCTGTACTCAATTGATCTTTGGGGCCATCTCGTGGCGTGACGCCTTTTGGTCCGTGGCACCCGACCTCCCCATGATACTTTTGGTCCCATGGGCACCGCCATGGTCTCTCATACAAGACTGGTGGAGCTACTCAGTCTTGTACAAGGCTCCTCACTCCCTTTTGTTCTTAATTTTGATCCAAAATTCAAGGGCCCGGAAAATATACGCCTTACATATCCTCCTTGATATTCTGAGTCATACGGGCCAATGGTCTATAGAACCTCTGTGGCCTTTGTTGGGTCCCGTATCGGGTCTTGGGGACGCTATTGTGTGGGTCTAGTTTGTTCTTCGGCGCTTTGGTGAACTATTAGTTACACTGCGCCGTCTGAGACTGAGCGACGGTTCATGGATGCGTTTTGCGGTCATGTACCTCGCGGCGGAACGTTCAAGAGTTTTTATATTATGAACAAGTGCCGACCGAGGAACTGAATAATTTTGACGTCCAGACGCACCAAATATGTTAAACGCGTGTTTCGTTCCTTCGTATGTCTGAGGATCTCCTCGACATCCAAACACGACGAGTATTCCTTTCATGTGTAGACTACTCACGAGATTTTTCAAAGTTCCTTTTTTACCCTTATATTCTGGTCGGCGGTTTGTTCCGGGGAACCACACGCCACAACGAATGTTATACCACCGACCCCACGAAGTTTCTGCTTTATCATAAAACTCGAAACCCATGTTTGGGCAATTCATTCCCTGTGTGTATACATGGTTCTTCCAGTTCCAATGCGATCTTCTAACTACTTCAGGGGTTTCAATGGCTGGAAGTTTGTCATCTATAAATTGACGCAATTTGTTCTGACTGAGTAGAAGATTCATCATGTTATCATCTTTCAGTGAACGTAATGAGACAAAATATCCAGGTTTGGATACAAAAATCACAGACAATCCTTCAGGAACAGTGAAATGCGTCGACCTGTAAGAATTAAATGACTGATCTTGTGGATTAATAAGAGTCCCGTGTCCAATGACTGATATGAACTTTTGGGTTTGTGCATTTTTTTGAAAACGCTCGAGTTTGGTCTGACTCATTTAATTTATACTCAGAATTTAACGCCGGCCGAACATCTTGGAGTACTTGCTGTGGACCCACCGAGCGTCCGCCTTGTAGATGCGGGACGCACGGGGCAGAGTCCGCTTGGTCAGCGTGCTGATGGCGATGAGCCGGCGGATGACGGCATGGGGGTCCTCGTGGCCCTTGGTCACGGCGCGCACGAGCGCCTTGTGGCGGTCCTTGGGTGCCTCCACGGGGTGGTAGTGGTACCGGGTCAACATACCCGCCTTGAGCTTTCCGATAATCTTGGGACCCTTGCCGATCGCACCCACGTCCTTGGTGGGCACGGGGCGCACGCGGGTCACTCCCGCCTTGCGCGTGTACCGGTAGGTCTTCCCATCCTTCCGATGGACGGTGATGGTCTTGCGTGCTCGGTGCTGAACGTACCCTGACCGAATGATCGTGCGCATGTTTGTTAATGTATTCTTAGGAAAAAGTTCGGGGAGGCCTACCGGGCGCCCTGCTCGAAGCCCTTGAGAAACATCCGGAGTTTGCTTTCATTTGACGCACCAAAATCATATATGTCCACGTCAGTCACATCGAGGTCGAGCGTTGGGAAATCATAGACGTGTCTCATTTTCATTGTCGAAAGGAGGATGCTCATAGCGTACGTCTTGAGATCCTTCACCTCGGGGAGGCGGTTCCACGCGAGTTTCATGGCGAGCACGCTATTTTTTCCTAAAAATGGAGACCCCGGAACAAACTCGGCTGCGCCCCCATCTATGTAATTGTACCCGTCACTCAATTTTACACTCGAAAAGAGAAAAGGAATGGCGACCGAGGCGCACACGGCGTCAAGGACAGACATGGTCGGGGTCGTATCGACCGAAAAGTACACGGTCTTCATAAAGTCTACGCAGTACGAAGACACATGGAGCTTTATAGGGAACCACTCGTACAGTTCTTGGAACGTCATGTCATCTTTTTGTATGAAAACCCGACAAGCGTCGGTCAATACTTTACGAATTTTAGAACACGATACGAGTCCGTAATTTTTGAGGAGACACTTTATGTTTGGCCTCATGACTTGTTTTACAGGGACTGTGAGTGAATAGTCCAGAACCTTGGTTGGGTCCCCTTTTGCAAGGCAAAAAAGAAAGCCGAGGAGAGCCCCGGCAGATGCTCCTGATATCGCTTCAAGATTGTCGAGTTGTCCGTCCTTTTTGAGTCTCGAGAGAACACCGAGATACAGAAAGAACCCCATCGCACCTGGACCAATAACAAGGTTTTTCATCTACTAGTAATATTGAGGAAATACACCGCGCAAAGACGCAAAGAGAATGGAGAATATGACGGTATGAACCATGACTGGAACGAGACCCGTGCGCCCCGAGAAGAATACAGAGCCATCAATGGGTGGCAATGTGAGAATAACACCTGGGGTCAAAAGAATAAAGAGAAGTGCGGGCACAATCAGGTCGGCCGGGGTCAATGTGAATTTGAAAACAAAATTGATGATGACACATGACAAGAGGGCCAAGACGAGAGCATGGAAGAGTACCTGTATCAAAAGTCCAGAGCCTGGAGGCAAAGCGAGCAAAAGCCCTGGACTCAAGAGAGCAAAAAGGATGGTCGGCACGAGGACTTTTGGTCCTGTAATGTCGATCATTTATATAAAGCTATATAATTTGAGCCCGAAGGGCTCCCTTATATAGGTTTGTTAAGGCGTAGCCACGACCACTACGTGGTCGGTTCAAAGCTCACAAAAGAGTCCGCAGGACTCAACTTGTGAGCGCCCCTGAAGGGTCACGGGGGCACCTCCGGTGCGCGGTTCAAGTAAGCGCCCTCAGGTGGTACTGAGCCCACGCGTGAAATTGATCTTCGGATACGCGATCATCAATAGTCTCAATAGTTGATATTTCGTTCCACAAACGCACGTGTATCGGTTTGGGGTGAAGGCGGGCTGGACCCCACTTCCAAGGTTCCATAACAAGGTCAACAAACTCCGAGTACTTGACAATGTGCGTCAGGTAGTTCTTTTGAAGCTCTTCGTAAATAATCATCCACGCATTCAAAAGGTCGTCAGAATAGACCGCTTGCCAATCCTCTGGGTCGAGCTGAGAATCAAACTCGTCCGAGTCCTCATCAGAGTTCCACGTTTGCTCGTACTGATAGGCGTCCCGTGAGTACTCGTCACCCTGACCCATTTTTTACTTGTATATTCAAGGCGTCAGCTCCTTAAGACCCGTTACGGTCACGGAAGGCGTCTCCTTGGTCGGCGCAGAGTCCTGGATCGCGTTCCAGGCCCCTTCGACCTGAGCCTCGTTTCCACCAAAGAACGTACGAAGACCCTTGAGAATAACCTCTTTCGTAATAGAACCCCTCGTCTTTTTAACCTTGAGGTTGACCTTGACCTTGTCCTGTACCTTGACGGTATCAATCTCGTTTTGCTGCATATGCACTGTCACAAACTTGCGAAGCTCCTTTTCACGTTCATTCAACGTTCCGAGATCTTTGCGAGCTGCGGCCAACTGGGCCTTGAGGGCGACCCACTCAGTCATAGCGTTTTTAAAGTCCATTTTACTGAAAGAATGGGCTATTTTTTTAACTATTCGAAGGCGCGGGGGCGGACAGTCGCTGCGCGACTGGGAACAAACACACAGTGTTTGTTCACTGGTACTCGTAATCAATCTCAAACTTGGGCCGCATGACATCTGGAGGAATCGTGCTGAGGTTGAAGATGCTCACTGGGGTGCGGGGGTTCAGGGGCTCGGAGCGGAAGTCGCGGTTGGCGTTACGCAGAACACCGCCCAGCG